AAAGTATTTTCTTCCGATGTACCTTTTACCAGTAAGTGTGTTTGTAATGCAATAGACAAAACCGAAATGGTCGTCAATGTTCTCAGATAGAAAAGGGGTTCCATTAAAAATCCAGGGGTTTTCATAATTAGTCGGGGTCTCCGTCGTCGTCGTTTTGGTCAATGTATCTAGCCGCTATGCGCTCGCTACTCTTATCTATGTAAGCAGAGGCATCGGCGTAAACTTCTGCCTTAAGTTCGGCAATTGCAAACTCAAGGTCTTGTATTAGAACTTTTAAGTTTTTTTTATTCATGAGCGGTACTCTTGTAAAATATTTAATACCTCATTGAGTGCATGATGTGCTCCATCATGCCACTCATGATTTTTAGCAGAGTAAGAACCATCATATAATTGATTCTTAATTTTAAGAACTCGGACTTCCATTTCGTCCTTCTTCACTTGTCCTCTCGGCATTAAATTTTCTCCTGAAGGGATTTCCAATCTTTATCGAATTGTTCTAACCCTTTGTCAGTGAGAACATGCTTGTACATCTTATCAAAAATGGTAATAGGGATAGTGCAAATATCAGCTCCCACTCTAAAAGCAGAGGATACTTGGTGAACATCCCTAATCGATGCAGCAAGGACTTGGGTCTTCGCCTGATGTGTAGCATAGACATCTGCAATCTCCTCAATTAGTTGATTACCGTCAAATGATTGGTCATATACTCTACCCACGAAAGGTGAAACGTATGTTGCACCTGCCTTAGAAGCGAGTATTGCTTGTGCTGAACTGAATATCAGAGTGACGTTAACACTGATTTCATTGGTTGTTAATTCATAACACGCCCTTAGACCTTCGGGTGTGCATGGTACTTTGATTGTAATGTTTGGTCCGATCTCGATGAAGTCTTCTGCCATGTCTAGCATTTCCTCAGCAGTCTCTCCGACTACTTCAGCAGATACCGAAGAGTTCCAAGGAAAAATGTGAGAAATTTCCTTGATAATACTCTTAGGGTCTTCGCCTGCTTTCAACATGAGACTGGGGTTTGTAGTAACTCCGTCGATTAAACCAGTCTCGTATGCTTGAGCGATGAGCTCGGGATCAGAACAGTCCAGAAAGATTTTCATGACTCTCCTGTATAGTTTGTCAATATTTATTATACCAAAAAAGCACCCATGTGGGTGCTTTGTTATCATCTTAACATAGTTAAGATTATTTGGTGTAAGTTTTTCCACGATAGCAGAAAGTCCCGTGGGTCTCCTTGTTCTCTACACAACGTGTGTCATATTCCACACCACGATATGTAGTGTGATGAATCTGAGCATCGTGCAGACGTGCTGCTTTCTGAATTTGCTTACGGATCTGTGTAAGTGTGTTCATGAGTCTTCTCCTGAAGAGTTAGGGTTTGCAGTCCCCCGTTCCTTCAGTCGTGTGCGTCCCAATAACACTCGGGTGCTGATTCCTTTACGGTCTCAACTAACTCTAACTGAACCTCAGGGTCCAGGTTGAGGTGTTTTTCAATCCTTAACACTAGTGCCTCAGACTGAGAACATGTGAGTGTAGTGTAGAGTAAAAACTCAAGCATGGGATGAACGCTCCGTTCCGCGACTTACTTGCGTCCCCGAAGGGATGAACGTATATGTGATGAATCCATCACAATACTATTTATAGCATGGATTTTTATATCCAGTAGTTCATTGTGATACATTTTTATGTTTTCTCAATGATTCTTTTTTAGCAGCGGTCCAGAGCATGTCTGTCACATCTGGACCGATCTCATTACCTGCATCTAGCAGGTCATCATAAACTGAATCCAGCGAAGGAGTTTGCTGTGACATCTTGTTTGATTCCTCCGACGACATAACTTTCAATCTCCGTTTCTTGAGGTGCGTTTTGTTGTCCCTTAGAATTCAACCAGTGCTCTGTCCAGGGCAATGGATTATTCTTAGCAGGAATGTCATAGATTGGGTCAAGACCAATCGCTTTCATACGGCGATTAGCGATCCACTCAACATAGTTATGAAGTAAACGATCATTCAAACCAATCATACTGCCCTGTTTGAACAGATAGTTTGCCCACATCTTTTCTTCATCAACAGTCTTCCTGAACATTTCTGCTACGACAGGTTGTTCTTCCTTAGCGATGATTGCCATTTCAGGATCATCACCCTCTCTCCATTTCTTCAGGATATTCTGCGTGATAACCAGGTGTTGGCTTTCATCTCTAGCGATAAGAGAGAGAATCTTAGCCGAGCCCTCCATAAGTTTATTCTCGCCAAAAGCAAACGAGCACGCAAACGACACATAGAAACGGATTCCTTCGAGGATGTTGACATTTGCAATTGCCCTGTAGAGTTTGCGCTTTAACTCACGACGATCATACTGCCCTGTGGTATGTCCTTGACGTGCAAGGTCCCACATCTGTCCGTTATCATACTCATGTGCATGAGCAATAAAAGTATCATACGATTCAGTTACTGATGCTGCACGAGACATAACATTCTCATCATCCAGGATTGTGTCAAACACATCTCCAGGATTAGGATACACATTCTTAATGATGTATGTGTAGGAGCGACTATGAATCATCTCCATAAACTCCCACACTGTCATGCATGCTTCTAACTCAGGGAGTGAACAGTAAGGGATAAAAGCCATCCCAGGACCGCGCCCTTGTACAGAATCCAGCATGATCTGGTATTTAAGATTGCTGGTAAAAATGTGCTTTTGCTCTGGCGTAAGTGTTTGGTAATCACTGCGGTCCTTCTGTAACGATACTTCCTCTGGTCTCCAAAAGTATCCTAACTGTTGTTGCGTAAGTTTGTCAAATACTGGATACTTATACTCGTCATACCTCTGCACACCCAGAGGTTGTCCAAAAAACATGGGTTGCTTTTTGGTGTTCACTTTGTTCTTGTTAAATACTGTCATTTTCTCGATTTCCTTTTCCTCAAACCTTGCAACTGTCACAGTCGTCTTCCTCCGTGTTAAGTAGTTCGTCAATTAGATGATCAACATTACCCTTCACTTGTTCAACATCATCACCGTCCTTCTTAGCATCATAGGTATTCTGATAGTAAGAAGTCTTCCAACCATACTTGTAGGTTGTAAGTAGATCCTTTGCCATCTCAGATACAGGCACTTCGTTGTCAGCATAGTTCTCTGGATTGTAACTCCAGTTACCACTGATTGCCTGATCAAAGAACTTCTGCATTACGGCGGTGACTTTGATATATCCATCGTTGTTGTGCATGTCCCAGAGGAGGGTGTATGCATTTTTGAGGGACAGATACGACGGTACAATCTGCTTAAGGGGTCCCTTCTTACTTTTCTTAACGGACAAGTAGTCGCGAGGCGGCTCGATTCCATTGGTAGCGTTTGACACAACGGAGCTGCTCTCCGAAGGCATTTGTGCGGACAATGTGCTGTGTCGGAGTCCGTATTCAAGGATCCTACCCCTAAGGTAATCCCAATCGCAAGCAAGGTCATTCGGTACGATTTCGTCTACGTCGTTCTTATATGTATCAATTGGCAGTATTCCATCAGCGTACTTTGTTTTACCAAAATAACCGCAAGGACCCTTCTCCATTGCCATACGATTAGACGCTGTTAGAAGGGCATACTGGAACCTCTCAGTGAGTTTATGAACCAGGTCATGTGCCTTCTGTGAATCGTACTTAGCATTGTTCTTTGCAAGATAATGTGCAAGACCAATGTACCCGATACCAAGAGAGCGACGATTCTTTGTGCTGACCTCTGCTGCCTTGACAGGATATGTTTGATAATCAATCAAAGCATCCAGACCACGAACAGCGAGCTCACAGAGTTCATCTAGTTCATCAATACTTTTAAGTTTACCAACGTTGATAGCAGAAAGAATGCACAAAGCAATCTCACCATTACCATCAATATGTTGGATAGGATCAGTAGGCAGAGTAATCTCCTGACAGAGGTTACTCATATTAACTTTGTCTTTGAACGAAGAGTGACTGTTGCAATGGTCGATATTCATAATGTAAATACGACCTGTCTCTGCTCGCTCCTTCAGAAGATTCAGAACAAGTTCTTGTGCTCTTACAGTCTTTCTTGGAACAGACTGATCTGATTCAGCAGCCACATATAGATCGTCAAATTGATCAGTACCAAAAGCATCATACAGACCTGGTACGTCATGCGGTGAGAAGAGGCTAATCTCTCCATTCGCAATGAAACGTTCGTAGAAAAGTTTTGAAATCTGGATTGAGTAGTCAAGTTTCCTCACTCGGTTGTCTTCTGTACCCTTATTGTTTTTAAGAACAAGGATGTCTTCTATTTCTTGGTGCCAGATAGGAAAGTGAACTGTAGCAGAACCACCTCGGATGCCGTTTTGTGTGCAGCATCGTACAGTTGATTCAAACTTTTTAAGGAAGGGGACAACACCTGTGTGCTGTACCTCTCCGCCTCGGATTTTGCTGTTGATCCCACGGATTCTGCCAGCGTTAATACCGATACCAGCCCTTTGTGAGACGTAGTGACCAATAGCCATATCACTGCTAAAGATACTATCGAGGGTGTCATCAACATCAACGAGAACACAAGATGCAAATTGACGAAGGGGCGTCCTGACCCCTGCCATGATCGGTGTTGGGATGTTGAGTCTGTGTTTACTGATTGCGTCATAGTATTTTTTGACGTACTCTAACCGATAGAATTTGTCGTCGTCCTGAAAGAGTGTCGCCGCCACCATGATATACATGAACTGAGGAGTCTCAAAGATCTCTCCAGTCGAACGATCCTGTACGAGATATTTATCCGTCACTTGGCGAATGCCAGCATACGTGAACAAATAGTCCCTGTCATGATCGATGTAACTATTCAGTTGATCCCATTCTTCATCAGAGTACCTGTTTATAATTGTTGGGTCATATACTCCCTGCTCAATACACTTTTGAACATGCTCCTTCAAAGGAGGATGCCCGTCAGGGTGACCATTATATACCGCCTTCCTAAGACCGAATAGAAGAAGTCTAGCGGCAACAAATTGGTAGTTAGGTGCATCCAAAGAAATCAGATCGTTCGCAGAACGAATCAGGATCTCTTGAATATCAGAGGTTTTAATACCATCAAAGAATTGCAGGTTTGAATTCATTTCAACCTGACTCTCAGAAACACCTGCAAGACCATTACAGGCATGCTCTACCATTGCATGAACCTTTTCAAGGTTAAGGGTTTCTTTTTCCCCATCACGTTTTACAACATGAATTTCTTTCATACCTTTTTCCATTCGCTTAGTTTAACGTGGGCTTCTAAACCGCTGTAAGTGTTGAATTCTACCAGAGACTGGACATCATGTCCAGCGAGGAACATGTCATTAATGTCTTTCTCTGATATATTATTTGGCCAGATTACTAATTCGTAACCCTTATCGATTGCCTTTGTCATTCGATTGACAATCTCTACATTTCTGCATTCATTATCGAACACGAAGACTGCTTCTCTACCTTGTAGCAAGTTCCAATCAATGTCGGCACCTGCCATCGCGATAGCGTTATCTATGTATAGACTGTCGAAAGGACCCTCTGTTATGTAAACAGTTTTATTGAAATCGACCCTATCAAGTCCAAAGACTTTAGATCGATTCTCATCCAACATGATAGTGATATAACGCAACTTATCAAGTGGATCTAGAGACCTCCCTTGGAATCCAAACCATTCGCCATTACTGTCAATGAAAGGAATAATAATTCTGGGGTGATCCTTTTTGACATTCTCAAACGTAGGTTTCTGAGTATTAACCCATGTACAAAATTTATCAACGTAGTACAGATCCTTAAAATGTTGAGTGGGAATCTGACGACCGAGGATATATCCTAGTGCAGGGTGTAGATTATTTAGTTCCGAAATACTTTGTATCGGACCTTTCTTTTTGAACTTGGGTTTTTCAAAACTTAGTGAGGGATCTGCTACGTTTCGACCCTTTCCAGTGAGACCCGCTTTGTATCGTTCCATGACATACTCGTCATGAACATCAGGTGCATTGTCCTTCAGGAAGCTTCCAAAGGATCTACCTACACCACAATTGTGGCACTTGTAAACTAGTCCGCTCTTCATCGTAAAGAAGTATCCACGGGACTTGTTCTTGTGCTTCTGCGAATCGCCACAGTAGGGACAACGAAAGTTATACACCCCGTTGCGTACCCTCTTGAATTTGTCGAACCGAGCAGAGATTAGTCTCGCATAATGTTCATCAATCACCCAATAGACCTAGGAATCTCAACCCCTATCATACTTGTGTTTTGCTGACCTGTCAAGCTCTTCATTAAAGACTGTCCTGGCACGGATAGTAAGAATGATATGACTGCAAGACCGCCGAAGATGGTCCACATCTTTTTCTCCATGACCCTTAGGCGATCATCGATCAGTCTAATATCACGCTCACATCCTTTCTTGATTGCTTCTGTGTCTTTGTTGAGATCCGAATGTAGTCTATCGATCTTCTCAAACAAGACTTCATCTACTGTGTCCTGTCTATCTAATTTTTCATTATGCACAGCAAGAAGTTGACCCATCTTGACACTATTGTCTTGAAGTGAATCAACTACTCTTTCCAGTCTTTCTATAATCGCTGAATTGATATCAGACATTGCTTACCTTGTAGCGTCCATTTCTGCACCTGCTCTTGCTTGTTTTTTAAGTTGAGCGGTTTTTGCTTGTAATTGCTTCTGCAATTCCTGCTTCTTCAGCATGATCTTTTTCTTTTCCATGTTGATCTTCATGGAGGCTTGCTGCTGTTTCATCTGAGCATCGCCTTGTTCCTGAACATTACGCATATGATTCATACGCTTGTCCATGAAAAACTTACCTGCTTGACCAGGCATGATTCTTTCAATCTTAACATCACCTCTATAACGAGGGTTGATAAGAAGACGCATCTTCTGCGCCAGTTCTGCAGGGGAGTTAGCATAAACAACAGTCTCACCAACTTGAGGAATGGTTACCTTGTATTGGAACAGACGGGAAGGCATCGTAGGGTTCTCTTTAGACTCTCCGATTTTATTTCCAGGTGCCACTAACTTCTTTGCATCTTTCTTTTTCAGTTTACCACGAAACTTCATGACTGGATCGTATCCAGCGTTCGGACCAGTGGCGTCTGCACTACCACTAAATCCACCAGTACCAGCAGTCATGACCGTCATATCTTTGCAAGCTCCTCAGCAATGTCAGGATCGTCTTCCAATTCGGGAAGCATACCTATGGGATATTTATTCAAATAAAGGAGTATAGTTTTTAATATACACCAATATTCCCTTTCCAGTTTGAAAAACAAGAGAGGTGTCGCGGCTTCACCAAAAACATTATATAAAATGATGAGATGATTAATAATAAGATGGGTCCTTAATGGACCCGATCTTACATAACGTTTGAGAAGACGTTTCAAGTATTTGAAACGTTTCATGTCTTCATCAAAGTCATCGCGGGTTACGCAATGGGGGTTTTCATAATGCTTCATGGCGAAGAGAATGTAGTTTCCTTCATTCAATTCGTCAAATTTCATTTAATTAACTAGCAGTGAATGTCTTAGTAGAACCTGATCCACCTGCGCCAACTACATCACCAGCAACGAATGCTTTGTCTGATGTAGCGCCACCTGTAGAATCAACAATGGTTCCAGAGATCGTTTGTGCTTGGATAGCATGTGCCTTACCAGTTGCAGCAGCGGTGAATGTAAATTCAACGCGGTTAACACCAGTCTGTGCAGCAGCAGTTGCTGTGATGTTAGCACTATCAGTTGTATTTCTGACAACTAAGGTTGCACCATTGGTGACATCAACCTGTTCGTTGTAGATGACAACAACAGTACCAGTTGCACCACCAGCATAACCTGTCTCCTCAAAGAAGACTGCGGTGATATCTGCTTCAGCAAGAGTGTTAGTACCACGACCACCTGCACCGACAAGACCATCAACGGCTACAAGAACTTCGTCCCAGAATGCAGTCTTAGCAGCATTCTTGTAATGACGCAACACCCATCCTTCGCTCGTAGCGAAGATGTTTTGAGGGTCTACACCACTTCCTCTTACAGCCCACTTGGGTTTTGATTCATCAGCGTCGGTTACACCATAAAGCGCCATGGTAATGCTCCTAGTATCGTTGGTTTTCTATACAAGTATTTATAAAAAACGGGGTCTCTGAGACCCCTCTAAAAACGCCTCAGGCAGCGTCTTCTCTTGATTCTAATGCTGACTTCACAGCTTCCAGTAGAGCATCATCAGCGGTCGTCTTAGTCAGTTTTACCGCCTTCTCCAGAACAAGGATGCAAATATCTACAAGTTTTTCACCGAGATCTGCATCATCAGGGATCTTGGAGACTGCATCTGCAACAATTTTTTTAGCAAAGGGTAGTAAGAATGCTAACATGATTTGATTCCAAAAATAGGGTCTGTCCTATATAGGCTTCAATCGTATGTTTTCTTACCACCTTTCATGTAACCAGAACCTTTCTTATCGTAGAAACGAACACCTTTAGTTCTGGTTGTCGTGTATAGTTTTTCCTTTGCCTTTTCGCCCTGAGAAACAATTTCTTTGTAACGCTTGCCATATTTCATGCGAGCGTCACGTTCTTTATGCTCCTTCTCTTTTTTAAGATGGGCAAGTTCTTCGTTTGTCATGAACCGAGTCCGCGACCTTTCTTATAGTTGTCCTCACCACCATAGCGAGCCATGGTATCAGCATAAGATTGCCTGTCTTTGAAACCTGCTTTCTTTGCTTTGGCGTCTGCTGCCTTTCTATTGTCTGACATCTTCTTGTACTTTCCAGTACCAGCATCAGACTTGGCACCCTTCTCTTTTTTCTTTTGTTTACTACCACCGCTACCCATGATAGCACCCTTACCATATTGTTTGGTAATTGATGCTCTCACAAGATCCATGGCAGTTGGTTTGCCACCAGTAGGTTTCCTGGTGCCACCCTTATCATATCCCTTCTCTTTCTTGAGACGGGTTGCTTCGTTGAATTGACCGAACGTCAGCAATGTCGAAGTTTCTTCTTGATCGATGCTTTGATCGCTTTCTTCTGAAACTTCTTCTTGACTGACATAGGCGGTTTCCTCCGTAGATACTTCTGTTTCATCACCAAGTTCTTCAGCGCGACGTTTCTTTTCGCACTTTTTACAATCACAGTCATCTCCATGATTGCGAGACTTGTCAGGGCATTCCATGACATCCTCTTTCTTAGGATTTATCTTGACTTTTGTTTTTTTCTCTGATAATTGTGAGAATGATAACATCACTTACCCTCGCGCTTTGCTTTTGTTTTTGCGATGACGCGATCCTTAGCGTCTGATGCTGCCTTGTTAGGACCATCATATGCCATTGCACCACGCTTTGTATCAAACTGAGGATGACCATCAAGTTTCATACCGCGCTTTTTCTCAAGCGCCTTCTTTCTCTTAGCAGTTCCCTCAGGACCATCATCGAATCTCATCTCAACGATGTTCTCAATCTCCTCAAGTGAGAAGAGACCAGACTCATGGAGATGTGCGATGGTGTCATAATCTTCACCAAGACGCTTAGCAAGTTTGTCGCTGCCCTTGGATACCAGACGGGATGTTTTGCCGACTGCTTTCTTCAGACCACGCTTGATAGCACCACCAATTCTTCTGAGAAGACCAGGTTTCTTCTCACCACCACCAGAGGAACTACCTCCACTGCTGCTAGAAGATTCCCCGCCACCACCAGAGGATGAACCACCACTTGAACTGCTGCTTGTGCCCCTGGTTTTTGCCAGCAGTTTATCCAACTTACCACCAGTTCCATCATCATCGCTAGATGAAGACTTAGGTGCTGGTTTCTTCTCAGCAGGTTTAGAAAGTTCTGCTCTCTTTGCTTTGATTCTATTTGCTTGGAAAGTTCCAACTGCCTTACCAGCGTTTGCTGATACAGACTTACCTGCTGCCTTAATACCTTTCTTAGCAGCAGCACCTGCCTTTTCAGCACCTGCTTTCAGTCTAGAACCTGCTTCTTTAGCAGCAGACTTGATACGATCCATGCGGGAAGGACCAGCAGGTTTGTTGAGTTTTGCTCGTGCCATTGCACCAGCGTCACGCTCTTCCTCTGTTAACATCTCAACAGCGTCAAGGTGCTCACAGATTTCAATCAGATCATCAATATCCTCAGCAGTTTCGATGATGTAATCTTCCATTACATCAATCAGTTGCTCATCAGTCAGTGCATCAATCTCTTCACCGTACTGTTCAAATAATTCAAACTCTTCCTCAGAGAATGCAAATGCTTCTTTACGAGCAGCACGTCTCTCATCACGCTCTTTCTTTGCACGAGCGACTGCATCTTGCATACCACCTTTGCCATAACCAGCAAGGATACGACGATCCTTTTTGCGCTCAGCAGCAGTTCTTTCGGGAGCAGAAGCAGTTCCATCACGTTGGATGTGGGACTTAGATCCGCTGAACTTACCTTCTTCTACACTCTCAACTTCCTCTTTCTTGAGGTTTGCCTTACGATACTGGAGATCAGCACGGGTGCCTCTGTCCATCTTACCCTGTGACTTGGGTTTGGTCTTGCCACCTACGTCAGGTTGCATACCAGGGTTTGCTGCCTTGACTCTGCGACCATGGGTGTATTCAGCACCACTCATCTTGTCATCGCCAGAGATCATCTTGCCACCCTGAGAGCGGGAAGCAGCATACTCTTTGTCAGACTGACCGTGCTTACCTTTATAACCTTCTTCTACTTCAACTTCTTCTTTCTTAATTGCCTTGCCGATTGCTTTACGGCGATTCTTCAGATACGAATCAGACGAATCAACATCACCGTCGTTATCGATGTCACCATCTTCCTTGCCAACGGGGTCTAATTTTTTCTTTTCATACATCTGCACTGCCTTGAGTGCATCTGACATATCGGGAAGATCTTTGAGATTCATGTTACTAAGCATCCTTGTCCTTTTTATTTATCTTACGAATAAACTCACCAGGAGTAAGTTTACGCATATAGTTTGCCAACTTATCAGTACCCATTTCTCCTGCTGGAGTGAAATTAAAATACTTGATGTCGTTTCTTTCAACCAGGTCTTTCAACCAAGCGCGATATACATTGTCATGCTCATCAATATAGATGACATAATTGCTGCCGCGACTAACAACTTTACCAATGAGCCCTGTGCTGACGTTCTCAATGAAGCACCCCACTGAAAATAAATTACTATCGAAATACGCTTCACGCAGACCTTGAGGATCTAATCTAGGAGCGATTTCATACAAATCATATGATGCTTCTGCAAAGTCATCAAACGATTCAGATACTTGCATCGACTGACGAAGTGTCAGGAACAATGCTTCTCTATCTTTCTTAGAAAGGTTCTTGGATAGACCCTTATAGAATGATTCTTCATCACCTTCTACTGCTGCTTTACGCAACTTAGATGCTGACATGCCTTCTACACCTTCAGAATCAGGGTCGCGACCACCAGCAGAAGTTACTTTGATTTCATCGAAGTTATATAGGTCACCATTATACTTTGTTGCTAGGGAGTTAAACTCACTGACCCTATCACCGCCGACCACAATATTAACGCTGCTATACCCGTCAGCATCGAGGGCACTGAGAACGTCAAAAATGGTACGCATGTCATCATTATCATTAATCGCATTGGCGTGATCTGGATATGCAAGCCGCATATACTTAATTTTCGTGCCTGGGTCGAGCGGGTTCTTCTTAGGATCCTGCGACCTTGAGGGGTATATTCTATACTCTCCTCCACTTGCTTTTGCCTCTCTTGCTACTTTTGCAAGAAGTTTCTCGTGCCCAACAGTCGGTGGATTAAATCTTCCAAATGTAATAGATATTGCACCTTGATCGACCGAACCCTCGCCATCTGCAGTTTCTTCTCCGCCTGCTGATTGTTGGGGTCCTGGGTCATTATTCGGATCAATTCTTACTAATTTTCCATCCTTAGACATATGGGTAATGTTCCCCGAAGGGTCCGCATATCTACCATACCCAATATGCTTAAGTTTTAATTGTTCTGCGCTCTTTGATGCAAAGGAACGCTCGGCTTCAGTTAGGAAAGCACTAAATTTTTTCATTCGTCCAATTTTTATCTAGGTTGAAGTTTGCTTTACTAAAGGTCAGTCTATCTACAATCTTGTAAGGTTTATCTGAAACAGTAACAAACCCTTCGTGTTGAGCAGGTTTGCCATTCAGAAAACATTTCACAGTACCATCGACAACAATGTTTGAAAGCAAAGACTGTTTCAATAGGAAGATCATATACCACACTTGAAAAGTGGTTTGATTAACTTCACACTTATATTTATCAGGTAGCGTATCGCACAAAACTTCTGCTGAGGGCAGCGATCCTGAACGAATGAACTTATTGATATGCTTGTATATATGTGGGCGAGCACTGGCACTAGGAATCTTGCACTGAGTTAACATGAAGAGAAACTTGATCCAGTTGAATTTAGGATTCTTTCTGATCTTTGCATTTGCCTCATCGAGACCTACAAAGTGAGTGCCCAATGCAGACAGTAGATTGACGCCGCCACGCCCATCAGCAGTCGGAGAAACTTCGGTATAAGAAGTATGTGGAGCAAGGATAATATCGCGAGAAGTCGGAGTGGAAAAGCGATACTCCAGAGTATTAGGGCGATACACACTGCCGCCTCCGACTCCGATGAAGTCAGCCTGGAAAATTCCACTGAGACGAGGAAGATTGTGAAGGCATAAGCGAAGAATGTCCGCAACGTTGCCTTTGTAAAGTTGGTCAATATCTTCCTGAGAATAACAGATCTTGACCTTGACCTTATTGAAAACGGATTTGGTTCCGACGAAGAATTTGCCATTTGCAGGGTTAGTACCGAACACGATAGCAGGAGCACCGTCCCACTTGACGCTGAGTTTGGGTTTGCTGAGAGCAGTACGGACTGCATTCAATGCTTCCTTGCGACCTACGAAGATCAGATCTTCCAGGTGGTCTAGGTGCTTGTTAGGCAAGTGTTCCTCTGTGTCTATACCATTATTATAGCACGTCAGGGTCGAGTCGGTCATGATTTAGGACAGTTTGTCAGGTGTCACCAGCGTTTGATAGCGTTCGCCTTGACGTACTTTTTATACAGATCCGAGAATCCATTCTTCTTTGTACTCATGAACACCTGAAACTGAGGTTCTGATGTTAACGCACCCTTATATCTTACCTCTAACATTACAATACTATGCTCCCTATTCTTAGGACCGATTGCCATCTCATAAAAAAGTTTTGCTGCTGTTGCACCTTCTTCAAATGCCATCTTTTTCATATCTGATTTATTAGTTCTATTGGGAATCAATCGGAACTGTGTATTATCAGAGTCACCAAAAATTTGTCTGAATACTTCGGAAGTAGTTCTACCTTCTTTCTCACTAGGTGGAGTGACTTCTAAGATTTTACCATCCTTATAGTCGCCGCGGCCAGTGATTAAACTAAAATGAAATGAAGTATCTTGTAGATATGTTTGCAAGTTAATTTTGAAGATAGTATCTAGAAACTCTTCAAAGAATTCTCTATCATTATCAAACTTCATGAATGCCTTATGCATTGCTTCAAAGTAGATGTTCTTATTGGGTTGGTATTTACCACGTCCCGTTAGCATCTCACTCTTTTCTTCTGTATCAGTGAACATATTGTTCGCTTCTTTCAATAGTTCCTTAATAGGCAAACCATCAATTCTTTTCTTTTTAAGTGTTGTTGATCCTGTCTTAATTTTTAGAGCACCAGCAAAAAATTTCTTCTTAGCATCCTCTACTTTCTTTACATCAGAAGGTTCCATCTTCTTCTCAATGAATCCCTTTGAACCAAATGCAGGTTTGTTCAACAGTGTTGGTTCTGGATCTTTGATACCTGCTTTCTTAAGTGACAATCCCCAGTAATGAGTAGCACCACCCTTTCCAGCAGTGGTAAATTTTACGATGATATCAGAAGAGTTGTAATTTTTAATTGTACTTGGTCCAACATCATATTTTTTAATCTCTTGTGCCCACTTTGTTCCTGTCTGCCAGACTGCTTCTACCTTAGCACCGCCAAGCAAATCAATCACATAGTTTGATACAGAGATTGCCTTTGCTAAGTTAACAAGATCAGGTTCTTGTTTCTCTCTAGGATCAATATAAAATCCTGCCAGTCCTGCTGCTCCAACAATCTGAGTAGCAGTAGCAGATAATTGATCTACGATTTGTTTATATGCTTGATATCTTTCACCATCTTTCTTACCGTTGATTGAATTAAAATCAACTTTCTTTTTCATGAGAATCAAACATGCAGTCATCAATTCATGAGGATCTTCTCTCTTGCCACCAGCGCCATTAGAGAGACCTTTGGATTGAAATGCAATCGTGAGAGCAGGTCTTGCTTTACCCTCAAGAGTGCCAGTAATAATAAAAGATTTTAATCCAGTTCCTGCAATAACATCTTCGTAAAACTTCCAGTCATATACACCTTCAAGTTTTACAACTTCTCTGATGTTAGTAATAATATTCTGTTGATTCTCTTCACAAAATTCTTTAATCTTTCCACGCAACCAGTTTCTTTCAGTCTTTACTTTGATGCGTGGAACTAAAATTAACTTAGTACCAGAGGGAGTCTTTACCATCTCTGTGGATTCTGAATCCCAACTGTCAATTTCTCTTTCTCCAGATGTAGATACAGAATCAAAAAACTTTTTAAGACTATAAGGTCCCTTAAAAATCTTATCAAGATTGTCTTTTAAGTCTTGTGCGACAGTCATTCTACTCTAAAGGGTCGTCCAGACTATTTAGATAATCTTCTTCAGTCTGGTATATTTGTTTCTGCCCTGACCAGATTTGATAACCTTCAATCACCTCAGGGACTAACCATTGATCCACCCTGTAGCAATACTTCCAGTTAACAGGTTGAACACAATTCATGACAACCACCTGAAAGAATGCTACTAGGTGTATCCAGAGACTATACATCTCCTGTCTGACGGTTCTCTGAATGATACACATCAAATGCACCATCAGGATATCGTGCTGCAAGTTTCTCTACATTCATAGCAATGATCTCATCAATACTAACATTCAGTGCCATGCATGCTTGAGCAACATACCACATGATGTCACCCAATTCACGTTTCATATGAAACAGATTGTCTTCATTGACAGGTTTGCCTTGGAATACAATCTTCTTCACAATCTCAGTGAATTCACCAGCTTCGGCACACGCACCAACTGCAGCAGTAAGCAGTCTTTCAGCATGAAAATCCTGCCCATTGAGTTCTTGAATACGATAGACAAACGCTTCATGATCTTTGGATGGTTGTGATGTAACTGCATTGACAAATTCCAGATAGGCATCAGTGTTTACTTTCTTAGTCATACTTAAGTTCTTTAAAAGATTTTTTTGCTGTGAAACGTTTTACTAGATCTGCTTTTTCTTGTTCTTGACCAGCATCAACTAGGTCTTCTTGTGCAGATTCCTCTACATCATACAACCTCATCTTCGCTCTGTCAATCCCTATGCAGAATCGTTTGTTCATCGTCGGATCATTATAACGATTCTTGAGTTGCTTGACCATGATTTGATTCATACCCTCAAGCTCCTCCGTGCTAATAAGGGCAAACATAAGATCAGCAGTAGCAGGGAGACCGAAGGATTCAGAAGTGTCAGTAATGTCAACATCAGTGCTACCGAAACCTGAACGGGTGGTTTGCGTAGCAGATACAATAGGTACGTTACACTCAACTGCCATGCCCCGAAGTTCTTCTGCGATTGATTTGACGTATGTGTATGAATTGACAACGCTCCCTTTATATCTCTGGGAAGCACAGATATTGAGGTAATCCACAAAGATAATATCTGGTTTAATGCTCCGCTTAAGAGCAAGATCAGAAATAAGAGACTTAAAATGTCCGACATGTGCAGATGCCGTAGGGTATTCTTTAATTATAAGTTTGCCCTGAGTTTTGCTAGAAAGGTTTGCAATCTTCTTCTTAAACATTGACTTAGGAAGATCTGCAAGTTTCTGAATATTGATGTTCAAAAGGTTAGCGTCAATACGTTCTGCAATCTTTTCTTCTGCCATCTCACAAGTAATGTACAAAACATTCTTGCCCTGAAGCAGACATGCAGATGCAACGTGACACATGAACAAAGACTTACCGACACCTGTGCCAGCGAGAGCAATGTTCAATGACTTATTGACCAAACCACCTTTAGTAATCTTGTTAAAGAACTCAAGGTCAAAGGGGATCTTATCTTCTTTACGGTGGTAGTAATCGAATCGTTCTTCAGCATTGTCCATGTAATCATGACCAACGTTCTGATCGAATCCTACTGCTAACGCTTCCGAAAGGATTTGAGGAATAGCACCTTTATCCCTCGTGGAATCTTGCCCGTCAGCAATCTTGACACTCTCCATAAGAGATAGGTAGATCGCACGTTCTTGACACCACTTTTCCGTAGTATCAACGAGCCAATCGTAGTCTGCGGGATCATCGGAAAGGACATTTAAAACCTGAATAATTTCTTTGAACTGTTCTTCATTGAGATCAGTTCTCTCCTGACATTCTATACTAATTGCGTTGAGACTGGGACATGCATCATATTGACTGATGTATTCATGAATCTCAAGAAAGATAATCTTATAGGGACGATTGTTGAAATAGTCCGACTTAAGGAAAGGCAGAACCTTCCTAGCATACTTCTCATTACAAATGAGATTGCTCAAGATAGTAGCTTCTAGATTCATAGGTAGTGCAAATAAGTTCCAAGAATGTATTTTGCTCCTTTGATTACTGGGCGACCTGCGTGACGATACATCCAAGTTGGAGGGAACACAACTATTCTACCACACTTGGGAGGAATCACAATATCCAATTTTGGAAAATCTGTAGTGCCACCTTCTTCGACATCGTTGAGATACATCATGACAACCAAGAATCTCCTGGCAGAAGAGTGGTCACCCACATCAACATGATCAGCAAACTCATCTTTACCATTGTCTAGGTAACGTTTGACTCTAAATTCCTCAAAACAATACTTGGCAGGGAAATCCATTGTACGGAGATCCAATTCATCCATATACTGATTGATGACTTTGACGAATACATCCTGAGTTTGTTTCTGAATATCCATCCAACGGCTATTCCTCTCATTGTATTGCTGAGAGATATTCATCTCTGTAAACGTGGGACGCTTGTCCCTATCTACAGGTGATTGGTTGTGATCTTCATACTCAAAGTTTGCGATAATGTCGTGACAAAATTCTGTTGATTCACCATTCTGATTGACATCATAGATTTTGATATAGTCAGACAGTTTATCGAAACTAGTTTCCATAGCGGAACTCCTTAGATGCCGCTTCATCGAGTGCTTGCATTACTTCTGGCGTGAAGTATTTTTCGGGATTAGAGAGTATAGACTTAGGATAAACAGTAGATTCACCAACAACGATCCTATTCCCCCGCTTCTCGAATACTCCGTATTTCTCACCCAGTTCCAATAGTCCGTAATACCTGTCCAATCCACGGTCGTAATAAAGACGTGTTTCAACCTGTGAGTTCTCCTTTGTCAGTCTTGATTTGTGTGCTTTGCATTTGATAATATTACCAACAACCTCTGTACCATCCTTTTCCTTCTTCTTTGATAGATATATAATTGTTGATGAAGCGTACTTGAGTCCACTGCCACCTCCCATTTCCTTGGTAGGAATATACGAACCGATTACATCATATGTATGATTGGTAACCAGCATTGGGACATTTGCTTTACCAAGTTTTAACGTTAACACACGGAACGCACCCTTAATCAACTGAGATTTTGTCATATCACGAACCTGCTTATCGTTCGCAACATCCTCAACCTCTTTGTTGCTCGCAAGCATACCCAAAGAATCAAGAACAAACATCATGGGTTGCCGATCTTCTTTGTCTTGTTCCATATACTTGTCAAGGATACGGCACGACTGAGTACGAAATTCTTCGATAGTAGATACAGGTACAATCATCATACGATCAGATGGAATACCACGATCTTCAATCATCTGCTTAGAGATAGCAGACTCAGATTCAAAATAGATTACTCCAGCATCGGGATTTGATTCAAGAAAATGCTGTACAATCCCAAGGCAAAAGAAAGTCTTGCCAGTAGAAGACTCGCCTGCGATAGCAGTGATCTTGTTTGAGGGGACTCCACCATAGATTGAACCACTAACCAGAGCATTGAAAATGTAACTACCAGTATCAATGTAACCAGAAGTGTCTCCTGCTGCGACACCATCGCTAACAAGTCCTGCATATTCATTGCCAATCTCCTTGACTACATCTTGCAAAAAATTCACTCGTTGACCTCCAATAATGTTGTGATGTAATTAGAACGTTTCATGGCACGTTCAAACCATTCTGCTTCTTTGTGATCTTCAAATACTTTTTCTTCTCTAGGTGAGAAACCAAAAGCACTTTGGTAAGTCACAATAAATCTTGTCTTCTTCATCCGAATAGAAACTCCAGTGATGCTACTTTTTCAGGTTGCCAACCGATTGTATCCATAATAACTTTGATGGGATCAAGGAAACTCTTTGAGAATTGTAGATCATAATCCACCTGTTTGTCAAGTGCAAACTCCTTTGGGAACGTGTTCAGATAACTGATCACATTCTCGCCAATCTTATTAGGTGTCTTCAGATACACAAACTTGATTTTCTCTCCGTCCTGAATCAAGGGATACTTATGAGTTAGTTTGTTCTTCTTGTTATGGAAGTTGTACAGCAGTGCTCCTCTGACATGAATGGGTGTGCCCTTGCTATAGATGGTCGATGGGTTCGACCACTTATTTATGCCATTGCATCCACGAGGGAAAGAGATATCTTCAATCGGCAATGATGAAAATCTTTCCCTGAAGTCAGAGATAAACTTCTGTGCCGCCTCTTCATCCTGGTTCATGATCACAGTCAAACAATCCTTAATGGATGTCCTGCATGCAGCAGGTGTAGAGGATTTGACTGCCTCAATGCCCATCATCTTGAGTTTTGGTTTCTCATAGCGGACACCCTCGCTGTCCCAGACATTGAGGATGTATCGTTTCTTTGCAGTCCAGATCCCCTTCTCAGCGATGTTCTCTCGCTTCATGAACATCTTCTGCTCATAGGCACCAACGTATGATGCTAGTTCTTGATAAGATTTGTCGATGAAGGGTTCGATGCGTTCTTTGCATGCGGTGTCAAGGAAGTTAACGATCCTCTCCGAAGGAACATCTGGTGAAGGAAATACACTACTGACAAGTAAATCAAGACAGATGTAGATGCTATCAGTATCACTGGCAATAACGTAATCATGGTCCTCCGTGTTTAGTAGTTTGTTTAGGTAACTATTTACTTTGCCTTCGATCCAACGAATCGAGACTTGACCCGAGAGAGTGATCGCCTCAGCATTTGCCAGATTGTAATATCGGAAGTATTGGTTTCCGATGGCACCATAGGCACTGTTGAGTTG